TGTGTTGTTTTAATGGGTTTACCTGCGGCTGGTAAGTCTACTTGGATTAATAATGAGGGTTCAAGTTACATACCAGGATTTACTGGATATAATGTAACTAATTCTGATTCACAAGTTATGGCTTTACAATATGATACTGCTATGTTACATTACAATCATTTGTTAAAGGTAGCACCAGATGAAGAACGTAGTAGTGAACGGGGATTTGGTGAATTTGTTAAGACTACAGCTTATACTTCTAATCGTGGTAAAATAGTTACGTTTCCTTTTGATTTTAATTGGTGGTTGATGAATAAAGATAAAGGTAGTAATAATTTTTATAAACTATTGTATAAACCATTTTATGCATCATTCTTTGATATTAGAGATTTAGCTAAAGAATACGAAAAAGATTTATTTCAAACTAAAGTACATAAAGCTGGTAAATTACTTGTTATAGATACAGTAGCTTCGAGACCACCAAAAATTATGAGACGATTAAAACAAACTCGAAAAGAAGGTTATCATAATATAATAGTTTATTTGGAAATAAATCCAGAATTAGCTGTAGCAAGAGATAAGTGGAGAGAGAAAAATGTTGGTAGAGGTGTTGGAGCTAAAATTATTGATAATTATGCTAAAAATATGAGTAGTGCATATAAGTTTTACTCAAATAATGGAAAAGATATGAATGGTTTAGTTGATAGATTAATGTATTTCAAATGGTATCCTGCAGGAACATCACCAATTAAGGGTGTTTGGAAGAAAAAAGAAGATAATAGATATTCTCTTAAACGAAAACTAAAAAGGATGAAAACAAAGAACAAATGAACGGAATGAAAAAACTCGTAGAATCTGTTGTTAGGGATACCATCGGTGAAGCTGACAAAGATAAAGTAATAGGTACTGTAGTAGGTGTTTATGTTGGAAGATTCCAACCATTTCACGCTGGACATTTTAATACTTGGAAGGCTATGGTAAAGGAATTTGGTGCAAAACATACGTATATAGCTACATCTAATGTAAGTGGTGGTGATAGACATCCATTTAACTTCAAAGAAAAACAAAAAATTATAAGTAAAATGTATGGTATTAAGAAGAATCGAATAGTACAAGAAAAAAATGTATATGCTCCTGTCAATATTTTATCTAAATACGATGCAGAAACAACGGCCGTCGCAGTTGGTTTGGGTGAAAAGGATGGTCAAAGACTTGGTGGTAAATATTTCAAACCATTTCCAAAGAAAGCGTCGAAAAAGCTTAATGGTTACGAAGACAACGGGTATATTTATATAGTACCAACCTTTAGTTTAAAAATAGGTGGTTCAAACATAAGTGGAACACAAGTTAGAAAAGTATTGAGTTCCCCAGATATGGATGAAAATAAAAAGAAAAAGTTATTTAAGGTTATTTTTGGTAAATTTGATGCAACGATGTATGACTTTATTACGAACAGATTAATGTTCGACCATAAAGAAGAAAAAGGTATTCTATTAACAAAAGAAATCGTACAAGATTTCTTTGTAGAAAATGATATCAATAAAATTATAAGAGAGGCGTCTACTAATACTACTACTTCTGTTAAAAGAGGTCACGCTAGTGGTGGGCCATCCGATGACGGGCCAGGAACATTCTACCAAAACTTTTCAGATTATTATAGAGTATCAAAAGATGCAGTACCTTGGTTTATGCAGAAGACTGGTTGGACAGTTATGGAATATATGATTAAAGATAAAGAACCAGAAGTTTTAGACCCTGATATGGATTTTACTATGATACACCAACCAATATCAGCTGGTGTTTTTGGAAGAGCTGGTTCGATACCAGGAGATAAAAAACCAGTACAAAATTATAAATTAAGATTGAGTAGTATTATTGAAAGAGTTGGTTGGGAAATTGTCAAGTGGATGGGAATGGATGGTAAAGGTGTACAAATATCACAAAAACCAACAGACGAATATGGTAAAGGTAAAACTGCATGGTCATCAAAAACAGGTACAGCATCTGAAAAGGCAACATTAAAACCAACAACATTACCAATTAAAAAACAAAAAGCTGATGATGAAATTGGTCAATTAAATTTAATTGATAAACAAAAAAGATTATACGAAAAATTCGACATCACAGAAGATGTAAAACTATTAGTTGAAGGTGGAGCATATGGACATTTAGCACATCCATTTGATGATAATAATTTAACATTCAGAGATTTCAGAACAATGATTGTTAATACACTACAAGGTAACCTTAGTAAAGAAAAACCAGCTACAGAAAAGACAGATGGTCAGAATATAATGATAAGTTGGAGAAATGGTAAACTTATAGCGGCTAGAAATAAAGGTCATTTGATGAATAAAGGTGCTAGTGCGTTAACTACTAATGGTATTAGTAAGATGTTTGCAGGTAGAGGTGATTTACACAAAGCTTTTGCAGGAGCTATGAGAGATTTAGAAGATGCTATAGGTGCTCTTAGTGATAAACAAAGAGATAAAATTTTTAAAGAGGGTGAACAATTTATGTCTTTGGAAATTATCTATCCAAAAACGGCAAATGTGATTCCATATGAAAAATCATTATTGATATTTCATGGTGTACTTCAATATGATGATAAAGGAAATGCAATAGGTGACTATTCTCAATTTGCAAGAATGTTAACTGGTATGATTAAACAAGTTAACAAGGATGTACAAACTCAATATAAAATAGAGTATCCACCAGTAGTAGAATTACCAAAAGTAAAAGACTTTTCAAATCGTAAAAAATTCTATCTTAATAAATTAAATAGATTACAGAAAAAATATAAGTTAAAACCTAATAATACATTAGGTGACTATCATCAAGCTTTTTGGACGGATTATATTAACAAAGCTTTAAAGAGAACCAAGAATGCATTACCAGATAGTATTTTTATTAGATTAGTTAAAAGATGGGCATTCTTTGATAAGTCATATAAGATTCCACAGATTAAAAAAGACCTTAAAGATAAACCAAAATTTTTAGAATGGGTATTGAAAACTGATAAAGAAGACCATAAAGCTAAATTTAAAGAAAATATCACACCTTGGGAAGAATTGTTTTTAGGACTTGGAACAGAAATAATGTTAAATATGACACAATTATTGACTGCTAATCCAGATGCAGGAGCTCAAAAAATCAAAAAGGATATAGAAGATACTATAAAAGCAGTTCAAAGTAGTGGTGATTTAAATTTAATAAAAAAATTAGAAACTCAATTAAAAAAATTAAAATCAATAGGTGGATTTGGTGCTATAACATCAACAGAAGGTATAACATTTACTTTTAATGGTAAGTTATATAAATATACTGGTACTTTTGCACCAGTTAATCAAATCTTAGGTTTATTAAAATACGTATAGGATAATTATGGCAGGATATAGTAGAGAGTCAGAAAGACAAAATAAAGCATTACAAACTATTTTAGATGGTGGTACACCAGAAAAAAGAATATTTGTAAGTATGTCGGATATCAAGAAAAAGAAAAAGGGTGACCAGAAGAGTCATTTAACTGATATTATGGCAGAAGCACGAGTACCTTGGTTTTGTCCATCGTGTGATAAGGTCATGAAACGCAAATTAGATGATAAAATGTGGAGATTATTTGGTCATTGTTTCGATTGTCAAGTTAAGATAGAAAATAAGTTAAGAATTACTGGTGAATATGACGATTGGGCAGAAAAGAAAGTATTGAATAATAAAAAATCATATTTATTGGAACAAGTACAAAGTATAACGGAATGGAAAAACCAAGATGATATTACCTTTTTAAATCAAACTAACCCAGATGGTTCTGGTGTTACCAAGGAAACTTGGAAAATAGATAAAGAACAAAATTTAAAATTAGCTCAAGAAGCTTTGGATAATATAAATGAGTTAATTGCTGATATTGATGAAAAATTGATTAAATTGGATAAATAATATTTATAGTTAGGAGTTTAATATGCCAATTACAAATGAATCTGAATTAAAAACAAAAATTCAAACTATAGCGTCCTCTAAAGCGGCGTATAGGGATAGTGACAAACAAGCTTCGATTGCAAGTATGATAAGAACAGAAGTAAGTGATTTAGAATCTGCTGGTGCTAGTGCAGATTTAATTTCTATGACTAAAAAATATTTACATAGAGTCGAAAGTCATTATTCACAATCAATTAACCAATTAACTTAGGAGAGAAGAAATGGCAAGATATGTTCAATCAACAAGTCATAGTCGTCCTGCAGTAGTAACTAACGCTGGTAAGTATAATAGAATACAACAAGTTGGTGCTTCAACCACATTCGAACCAACTGGTTCAAATATGGGTAAAGCTTTTATAGTAGCCACTGGTACAGCTTATCAAATATGGGGAGCTAATGGTGGTCATGTTACTGGTTCAGCTCCAGTTACAGCTGGAAGAACGTATGAAGTGGGTGTGAAGAGAGTTGAAACTGGTGCTTCAACTGTGGTTTACATACTTAGTTAATGTCACAAACAAATTTCAAAGAATTAGTTAGGTCGGAGTACGTTAAATGTGCTAAAGACCCAATATACTTTTTAAAAAAGTATTGTATGATTCAGCACCCAATAAAAGGTAAAATACCATTTCAATTATGGGATTTTCAAGAAAAAACATTGGAAGATATTAAGGATAATAGACTTAATGTTATCCTAAAAGCTCGTCAGTTGGGAATATCAACATTAACTGCTGGATATTCATTGTGGATGATGACATTTCATCAAGATAAAAATATTCTTGTCATTGCTACGAAACAAGATACAGCTAAAAACTTGGTAACAAAGGTTCGTGTGATGCATGCTAACTTACCTTCTTGGTTGAAACAAAATTGTGTTGAAGATAATAAATTATCTTTAAGATATAAGAATGGTTCACAAATAAAAGCTGTAGCAAGTTCGGAAGAAGCTGGTCGTTCAGAAGCACTATCTTTGTTGGTACTTGACGAAGCAGCTTTTATTGAGAAGATTGATACGATATGGGCGGCCGCTTCACAAACACTATCTACGGGTGGTCAATGTATTGCATTATCTACACCAAATGGTGTTGGTAATTGGTTTCATAGGACTTGGATGGATGCAGAAGATGGTATAAATGGATGGAACTTTATAAAATTACATTGGACAATACACCCAGAAAGAGGTGAAGAGTGGAGAAACAAACAAGATTTATTATTAGGGCCTTCATTAGCGGCTCAAGAGTGTGATTGTAGTTTTATAACATCGGGGCAGACTGTAATTGATGGTTTAATTATAGAAGAGTATAGAGAGAATCAAGTTAAAGACCCAATTGAAAGAAGAGGATTTGATTCAAATTTATGGGTATGGGAATATCCAGATTATTCAAGAGATTATGTACTTAGTGCTGATGTTAGTAGAGGAGATGGTTCAGATTATTCAGCTTTTCATGTGATTGATGTAGAGTCAATGAAACAAGTAGCAGAATATAAAGGTAAACTTGGAACTAAAGATTTTGGTAATATGTGTGTTAGTGTAGCAACAGAGTATAATAAAGCATTATTGATTGTTGAGAACAACAACATTGGTTGGTCAGCGATTCAGACTATAATAGATTCAGAATATCCAAATTTATTTTATACATCAAAAGATTTAATGTATGTAGATACATCAAAACAAATGACAAATAGATATAGAAGTCAAGATAGGAATATGGTTCCAGGATTTAGTATGACGGCAAAGACAAGACCACTTGTTATCTCTAAATTAGAAGAGTATTTTAGAGAAAAATCTGTTAGTATTAATTCACAGAGGTTAATTGACGAGTTGTTTGTATTTATATATAAGAATAGTAAAGCTGAAGCTATGGTAGGGTACAATGATGACCTTGTTATGAGTTTAGCAATAGGACTTTGGGTTAGAGATACTGCGTTAAGATTAAGAGCGGAAGGTATTGAATTGACAAAACGTTCATTTGATTACTTCCAACACCACGGCACTATCTACTCAGCCGATGATAGTGAAAACGAATCTTGGAAAATGGAAGTACCCAATAGTGAAAAAGAAGATTTAACCTGGTTAATAGGTAAATAATTAGAAGAGTGAGGAAACAATGGCCGACAAGAGTTTAAGAAGTAGACTAAAGAGATTATTTTCATCCAATGTGATTGTAAGACACGCTGGTGGAAGAACTTTAAAAGTCGCTGACACAAATAAAGTACAAGCTGTATCAGACTTGACAGATAGATATACTAAATTGTATAGTAATCTACAAAATCCATATGGTGTTGGTAGACAGAAAGCCACTACTGATAGAGGACAGAGAGCTGGTCTATTTTCTGATTATGAATCAATGGACAATGATTCAATCTTATCATCTGCACTTGATATATATGCGGATGAGTCTACAATGAGGTCTGAATATGGAGACATATTACAGATACGTTCAGAAGATGATAATATACATGACATTTTACGTAACTTATTCTATGATGTTATCAACATAGAATTTAATCTATGGCCATGGATTCGTAATATGTGTAAGTATGGTGATTTCTTTTTACAATTAGAAATAGCAGAAAAGTTTGGTATCGTAAATGTTAAACCAATATCCCCATATACTGTATCAAGAGTAGAGGGAGACGACCCAACAAATCCACACTACGTAAAGTTCATTGTTGAAGACCCAGAAACAAAATATACAGTTGGTGGTACAAGACAATTAGAATCAGAATTAGAAAATTACGAAGTTGGACATTTTAGATTGTTATCAGATAGTAATATGTTACCTTATGGTAAATCCATGATTGAAGGAGCTCGTAAGGTTTGGAAACAATTAACTCTTATGGAAGATGCTATGTTAATACATCGTATAATGAGAGCACCAGAAAAAAGAGTATTTAAAGTTGACATTGGAAACATACCACCAAATGAGGTTGATAACTATATGCAACGAATCATCAATAAGATGAAGAAAGCACCAGTTATTGATAAAGAAACTGGTGATTATAATTTAAAATACAATGTTCAAAATATAACAGAAGATTTCTTCTTACCAGTTCGTGGTGGAGATAGTGGTACAGAAATTGATACAGCCGCTGGATTGACATTTGAAGCTGTAGATGATATTGAATACCTAAGAAATAAATTACTAGCCGCATTAAAAATACCTAAAGCTTTTTTAGGGTATGAAGATGAAATTAATGCTAAAGCAACTTTAGCGGCAGAAGATGTTAGATTTGCTCGTACCATTGAAAGGATTCAAAGAATCGTAGTTAGTGAGTTGACAAAGATTGGTATAGTTCATTTATATGCACAAGGTTACACAGACGCAGACCTTGTTAATTTTGAACTATCACTTACAAATCCATCAATGATATATGAACAAGAAAAACTTGAATTGTGGTCAACAAAAATTGACCTAGCATCATCAATGAAAGATAATAAGTTACTATCTACTGAATATGTTTATGACCAAATATTTGGTTTTACTGCACAAGAAAAAGATTTAGTAAGAAAACAAATCGTTGATGACCAAAAAAGAGAGTTCAGATACACGTCTATTGCAGATGAAGGTGCTGACCCAGCGTCACCTGGTGGTTCTGGTGAAGATGAGTATGGTGAAGACGATATGGTAACACCAAGTAAAACTGATTACTATACAGCTAGAGATAAAGCTAAAAAGAAAAAACAAAATGAACTTGGTCCAGAAGGTGGTTCACCACCTGGAGGACACGAGGGAGCTGGTAGACCAAAAAGACCACCTAAATTTGGTAAGGATGGTTCTGCTAGAGGGAGAGACCCACTTGGTGTAGTAGATATGCGTAAGGGTGGTAAGTCTATAGCGTTAGCACATTTAGATAAGTTGAAGAAATCTATGAATAATAGTGACTTAAAACTGATAAATGAAACTAATTCTGTAGAAGAAGAGTATAAACGTGAAGTAAATGACACTTTAAATAACGATAAATAGAGTTCTCTAATATTTATAATAGAAGAATTATATACAAAAATACGGAGCTTAAAATGGCCTCAACAAAACACTTAAAAATAAAGAATACTGGTATTCTTTTCGAACTATTAACAAGACAGATAACGGCGGACGTTCTTAATGGCAAAGATAATTCTGTAGCTATTAAAACAATGAAAAATTTCTTTTCAGAAACTACAGAACTTGGTAAAGAATTAGAACTTTATAATGTTTTGATGAATGAAAAATTTACTACTGAAAAACAGGCCGAAAAATTAATTGAAGCTGTCGTAAAATCAAGACAAAGATTATCTAACAAAAAATTAAAGTTAGAAAAATATAATTTGATAAAGAGTATTAAAGAGTCTTACGACATAGTAAACTTCTTTTCATCTCGTATTCCAAATTATAAAGTTTTTGCTTCTGTATACAAATTGTTTGAGTATAATACTAATCAACATAGAAACAATCCAACGGATGAAATACGTAATAAGTACTCTATTGTTGAACATATTATAAATAAGAAAGTAGATTCTTCAGTAAAAACAAATAAGATAATCGAGACTTATAAGAAGTCAGAAAAAGATTTAAGATTGTTGACTTATTCAATGTTAGTTGATAAGTTCAATAATAAATATTCAGATTTAAATGAACAACAAAAGGTATTACTAAAAAAATACATAG